GTTGCTAAAACTTCGTCATCGTTTAGCAGACGTATTTCCCCACCTTCTATTTTAATTCTGGATCCAGCATAACGAGCAAACATTACCCATCCTCCCTCTTTGCACCACGGGCCTTCAGGATATCTCTCTTTATCCTTATAGCACTGGGGACCCATCTTTAAAACTAAACCACATTGAGAACCAACTTGTTGTCTCTCAATAGTTGAATCTGATAAATGTATTCCACCTTTAGTTTTACCATCCATTTTAAATGGCAATACTAAAAGTCTCCAACCCGTTGGGTTAGGTATTTTATTTGTATCTTCTTTTTTTTCTTCTGATTGTTTTACACCTACTAATTTTTTATTCGGTAGTTGTATCTTTGATGTTGACGACTGTTCCATTTTTTTGCTCCTTATCATTTAGCAGGTTAGAGAGTTCCTGACGCACTGATTCTAGTGCCTTAATTTGTCCTACTATATACTTATAATTCTCCATATTGTCAATAGCGCCGGACGTTACCGCTATAGATAAATCTTCTAGTCTTTGATTTAAGAGTCTATTAAGTTTTACTATTACTGTTTCTAGTTGCATGTTTTTTTAAAACTCCTTTCAATACTTTAGCTTGACCCGCATGTAAATTAGAAGCTTTGTTTAAACCTTTAATTACTTTCTTTATTTTTGCTTTTGTTTTTTTCAATTGCAATTCCACTTTCTAAGAGACTTGTTTATTCTACTATCCGGGTCTCTTGCCGTTTTAGCAGAAGTAAGTTTAGATTTCATGCCCTTCATTCTAGCACAAAAAGATTTACGTCTGTTTGCTGATTTAGAACCTGCTTTAAGTTTAGAAGGTTTTGTTGTTACTGCTGTTTTTAATTTAGATCCTGGGTTTGCTGCTCTGTAAGATGCAACACCTTTTTTATTTAATCCACCAGAAGGGTTTTTACCTTCTTTTCTTTGCCATGCAGCAGTAGCCATTACGCTTTTTTCTTAACTGGCTTCTTTGCTGTTTTAGCTGCTGCTACAAAATTAGCTTTTTTTGGAGCGCCTTTGCTTCCGGGTTTTCTCATTGTTTCTCCTGAGCCGGCTGCTATTCTTTTTTTCTTTGCATGTATGTTTGCGTATAATCCTGGTTTTGCCATTATTTTTTTCCTTTGTTTATCTCTTCATTAAAAGATTTTAGTTGTTTTGGTGTCATAGAATCTTTCAATATTTTTTTTGGTTTTATACCTTTTACAAGTTGTTTAACTTCTTCAGGTAATAATTTACTTCTTCCTTTTATTGATTTATCAGCCATAATTTAATCGTCACACTGGCATCTTTTGCCAAGTATTTTTTCTATTAAGTGTTTTATAAATGTTTTTATTTTTTTCATTATGTTTTTTTATTTTTTGCTATAAATTTTGCTTTTGGATCTGCTGCTGTTATTTTAGGATTACTGTCTAGACCATGAATAACACTTTGCATTCCAAGACTAGATTTACCTACTGCTTTTTTGCTACCTTTTTTATACATCTGTCGACCCATCATACCGCCACCCATTTTAGAAACTCTGTTTACTGTATCTTTTAATTTATCTAAAGCTTTATCTGATTTTTTAAATGTTTCTTTTAAATTAAATCTAGCTGCATCTAGTTTTGATTTTGCTGCGCCTTGTTTAACTTGTTCAACTGTCTTACCACCTGTTTTTGAAAAAGGTTTAACAGATTTAATTGCTTTACTACCTGCTTTTAATGCTTTGTAACCGTAACTTAAAATTCCCATTATTTTTTTACTCCTTTAAATATTTGTGTTCCCTTTATACCATAAATACTAGCAACTACAAGTATCCATAAATTAGTAAACCATTTAGGTAATTCTGAGAACATCTCAAAAAATAGCTTTACCTTGTCCATTGCTGTAGGGTCATCCGATACCACTGCCCAAGCTAAAATTGCTATAGGTAAGCTGAGGATTACTAACACCGCCTCGTCCTTCCAGTCCGAATCTCTCGATTCTAAAAGTTTTCCTTGGTAAGCTTCTTCTCCAGAAGCCATACGAGATGCATGCATAAGCTGTGCATCAGACATTGCCATTTTCGTTTTCTGACGGTTAGCATAAATTTTACTACCAGCAGAAACGGCTAATTTAATTGCCGAGAACCACATATTAGTACCAGGTTACGTCTTTTGGTTTTCTAGCAGCACCAAATCCTTTAACAGGATTTTTATTTCCTGTAGATATAAGATTTTTGCCTCTAATACTAGTTTCAGATCTTGGATCAGTAATAACTTTACCTTCTTCCATCTTAACTGGTTTAGCTTTTTTATAATTCATCATATTTTTATCTCCTTGTTGTATTGTTATCTTATTTTTGTGTATTTTTAAAGCTATTTGCCATCATTTGTTTTTCAATTGATGTTTCTGCACGTAAATTTGCTAAATCTTCATTTTGTTCTAGCTTATCTTCAGTTAAATCCTTAGCTTGAACTAGTTTTGCTCTATCTAACTCTTCTTTTGCTTCATCTGCTTCTTTTTTACGTTGATTTTCCATTGCTCTAAGGTCAACTTCTCTTGATTTTAGTTTTAATAGAGGATCAGAATCAAGTTGAGACGTAATTTTTTGTTCTTCCTTCATAAAGTCTTCTGTCATCTCTGCAATCAACACTGCTTTTCTTGCTTCTACTTGAATTTGCATTTGTTGCATCTGTCCTTGTACTTGAGGATTGTTTGCTGCTTGTTGTTGCATCATTTGCATTTCTTTAATCTGTTCTCTAAATTCTAATTGAACTTGTTCTTGTGCCATTAGACTTATGTGCTCTAAAATGTTTTTTTGTATTGCTGCCATGATTGGTGGATTATTTTTAACCATGTTAGTTGACATAAAATTTAAATGAGATGTTATATGTGCTTGATGATCTTGACCTCCAAAAGCTTGGAAGGGTTTACCTGTCAATGCATCAATATGTTCTAAGCTTGGATCTTTCGGTGCTTGTGGTGCAGGTGGTGGCAAGACTTGATCAATATCTTTTACACCAAGTGCTTCGTACATTTTTCTGTAGATAGCATACATGTTATGTAATTGAGGATTAGATGTAGCTAACTGTAATTCTGTTTGTGCCAAAGTAATTCTTTGTGACATAGAAAATATATTTGGATCTGCAACAGGTAAAATATCTACTCTGTCGTCAAAGTCTGTTTGTTTAACTGTTCTTTCGCCACCAACAACATCATAAGGATATTCTGGTGGAAGATAAGTTGCAATAATCTTACCTAGTAATTTAAATTCTTTTTTCATAGCAGAATACATTCTTTTATGTATTGCTGACATAACTTTAGAACCTCTTTCAAGAAGTGCCATAGTTGTACCCACTGCTGCTTGTTGATTACCATCTCCTGTTTGTAATTCTGATATTGCTGCAAATCTTTGTCCAGCTTGAACTACAATACCCATTAAAGCTAATAATGTTTGAGATGGTTCTTTGTAAGGTAGCGGATAAAATGCGTCTCTTAGATTTCCACCTGGTGCATCTACATCTTTAAACTCACCTGGTTGAATTGGTGATGCTTCATCTCTAACTCTCACACCTCTTTGTTTAAATCCTGCTGGTAAATTTGATAATGTACCTGCATCTAATAATTGTCTTAATGCTGATGTTGCAGTTCTAGATAATCCACCGATCATGTGAATTAATCCAAATCCATAAAACCCTAATCCTGGTAAAAATTTAAAGTGAACAAAATAATGAATTCTTTGTCTCTTTGGATCGTTAGGTGCATAGTTTCTTCTTATTGAAAGAACTTTAGTGCTACTTTCTTCAATTGTAACAATGTAAGGTAGTTTAATACCAGTTGGTTCTCCTTCTGGATCCATGTCTTCAAAACCTTCTAAGTCTAAATCAACATGACATTCTAATAGTGTAAATATAGGTTGTTGTTTTCCAGATTTAGATACGCCTTCTAATTCTTTTTCTTTAGTTGTGATATCATCTTTTGTTGATTCTCCTGGTGTACCTACTTCTACATCAGAATAAAAACCACCTACTTGTTGTTTACGTAAATCGTTTTCAGAAATTTTAACAATATGAATAATTGCTTCTGCATCATCTAAACTGTTTGCTGTGTACGGAACAATTAAATCGTCTGCAGGTACAAACTTAGAAACAGCTCTACCTAATAAATCATCGTAATAAACTTTTTTAAATGTAGAACCTGACAATGGTAAATGAAATAACATAGAATCAAACTCTGATTCATACTCAGACATCTGATCCATGATCTGATAGTTCATAAAATCTTTTACTCTTTGAGCTTGTTGTTCTTTTCCTGGATCTCCTCTACCTAAAACTTGTGCTCTCACAGGTCCGTCTGATGGTAGTAATTCTTTAAAAGCTGTTGCTTGAAATTGTGTAACTGCTTCTGCTAACACAGGGTGTGTTGCACCAGAAGCTCCTTGGAAAGGTTCATTTCTATTTTCGTATTTAAATCCTAATAAATCTAGTCCTTCAGTATATGTTTTTTCCCATTCTTTTCTGGACATTTTATAGTCCATGTAATTATTTTTAAGTGTGCTACCAATAGGGTCTAAAACATCGTCTGGTAAAATATCTGATAAATTATCAAAGTGAGATTCTGTTGAAGGTTGATTTACTGCTGACGGATCAAAGTCAACGGTTGCTCCACCATCTTCATCTGGAATTATTTCTACGGGTTGTTGTTCTTTTTGTTCTTCCGAAATTTGAACTTCAGTATCTTCCGCGCCAGGAAGATCTACTTGTGTTCTTGTGTTTGGAAGTCCTTTATCTATATCTGCCATTTAATTTCTCCGTGTTCTTCTTATCTTTTTTTATCTCTTTAATCAACCCTTGTGAATTAGGTCCTTTTAAAGGAGGGATTTCATTTAATTTAACATGCTTCATATTTTTAATTAAGGTTGGGTTTTTCATTTTTTTAATAATCCAACTATTCCGCCGTTTGCAAATTTACCTTGGGTTCCATAGTTCTGTTCGTCAAATCTTGGATCTTGACTTTTTATTCTAAACTTGTCCATGGGCGTAACAATATTTTCCATGATATCTTTATATCGAGGTTCACCCATACCAGGTATAATCTGTTGAAAGTAATCTCTAAAATAATCATCATCATTAGGTAAGGTTTCTCTTGGTGCAAAAGTTTTTTTAGATACGCCTGCATCTATTTCAATTTCATCAGATATATTTGGAATACCCCTATCTACATCTTTTGCAGTTCCTTCTGTCAACATTGACTTTGCTCTATCCGAATCCATTATGTTGTCCATTTTTTGTCTATAAGAAATATTGGTTGCACTTGAGGTTTCTAATAAATCTATTAATCTTGTTCCTGTTTTGTCAAATGGTTTTTGTAATTCTGCCATTGTTTCTTTTAAACTATTTTCAAGAGTTCCCGTATTAGTGCCTTCTGCTTCTGAAGTAATTATCTGCTGTTGTAATGAGCTTATTTTATTTGATAGGTTGGTTGCTTTATCAACTAAAAATTCTCTAGGTGTAAAACCTGCTCTTTTTTTTCTTAGATCATCGGCCTTACCCTCTCTAAATGTAGCAGCTAAGAAAGCCTCGTTTTTTGGTCTCCCCATATAAGCTCTGACACCAGTATCACCGCCAACAAAAGCAGCTTCCCCTAATACACCAAATTTTAATAATGTTCTACCTGCACTAAGA